CGTAGTGGCCGTCGTACTTGGAGACCGTGGTCTCGCCCATCAGGAGCTTCGCGACGAGGCGTGCCTCCCAGGTCGAGGCGACGGCGATCGAGATGTGCAGGGTCTTCTTGTCGTTCCGGTCGGTGCCGAGAGCCTCGCCCCAGGTCTCCCAGCCGTCACCGTCGATGTAGAAACGGTTGCCGAGGAACTTGACGATCTTGAGCACGGACGCGAGCTGCTTCGGCTTGGCGCCGACGTGGAGGTAGTACATGATGGGTCCCCTTTCAAAGGACTGGATGGGCAAAGCTTCTATCACTTGTGAAAGTGATAGGCAAAAATGAGAAGAGAGGTAACTCGGCCAACTAAACCGGAGTTCGTTAAGCAGCTGTTCGGTGCGTGCTGCCACTCTGGGTAGGATTCTAACCTACACATTCGTGTCTCAGATCGCATATAGCGACTCTCTTCATTACACACCGTGTTTTTCTCGCGAGGCAAAACCCTAATACCGTGTGAGGGTATTTCGGGCTTTGAACCTGTCTTGCAGGGGTCAGTTGGCAACGACGGTGAGCTCGGGAGCCTCGGCCGCCTTGAGCGCCTTCTTCTGCTTCACGACCGTGGCGACGGCGGAGGCGTAGCGGATCGTCTTGGTGACGACCACAGCTGCACCCACGACGGCGAGCGCGGTGGCGGTGTAGAGAAGAACGGTGTTCTTGGTGGCCTCGGTGGTCTCGGTCTCGTTCGTGGTGTTGTCCATGATTGATCCTAACTGTGAGGTGGGGGTTTCATTATAGGCCCCGTAAATCTTGCGAGGCCAAAGCCCTAATACCGTGTGAGGGTATTTCGGGCCTTGAAATCAGTGCTTCTTCTTCTCGTTCTTGGCGTCCAGCTTGGCCTGGCGACGGGCAGCGAGGCGGTCGTCGAGGCTCGTCAGAGCGATGGAGAGCGCGCCGATGGTCGCGAAGGTGGCAGCGGTAACTGCAACAGTCGCGATCACCATGACGGCGATCTCCTTCGCAATGACAGAGTTCTCGGTGTTCGCGACGGTGGTGTCGTTGGTGTCCATGAGGGTCTCCTTGTTTGGAAGGTGAATGGGGTTTCATTATAGGCCCCGTAAATCTTGCGAGGGCATATGGATTGTTTGTGGAAAATACCCTCCCGGGGAAAAATTGAGATGCGATGTATGACTTGCGAGAGGCAAAAAGGGAAGGCACTGTGTAATGGGTAACAGTGCCTTCCCCTTCTGAATATCTTGCGGGGTTGTCAGATCTTGACCTTGGCCACGAAGCCGAGGGCTTTCGTCGCGATGACGCGGGTCTGTTCGAAGCTGAGAATGGCCACGATCCCGAGGAGGTTCGCTCCGACCGTCACGAGAGTGTCAGGGCTCACCAAGTAATCACGCTTGTGGGCGTGAAGCTTGTGGAGCTCGACAATCTGCTTGACGATCTCGGCGTACTCCTTGGAGTGTGCGGGGTAGTTCTCGAGCTCGAGCAGAGCCTTGTTCAGAGCGGCGGTCACCTTGGGGCTGGTGGTATCGGGGGTCTTTGACATGGGTCTCCTTTGCTAAGAGGGTTTCATTACAAGGCGTGTTTTACTCGCGAGCCCCCATCAGTGGAGCGGCGTCACCTTGAAAATGAGTTCCTTCTTCTGCACCAGCTCCGCGAGGTCCTGGGACGTCTGGAAGTCGTACGTGGGCTTGAGCGGATTAGACTCGTCCACGACCACCTCCCCGTCGAACTTGTACTCGCTGTTGGCGAAGGATCGGCCGCTGAAGCCCAGCACGACGCCAAGGAAGACCGTGAGCAGCGCGATGCTACCCACAACGTTCTCGGCGTTCGGCCAGCCCCAGATCTGCGCCAGACCCGCGTACAGCGCACCCGCAGCCGGCAGACCGAGGGTGACGATCTTCTTGAGCAGGTCGTACTGTGCGTTGGTCAACAGCGCATCCTTCGGTGCCGTAGTGTCGGTCATTTCTTCTCCTGTTCGATCCTCTGGATCAACGTCTGGTGGTTGTTCCCCCTGAGTGGCAGCTGTTGCACTGCCTTCCATACCTGCTCAGCCAGACCGTTCCCACCGAAGTGAGAATATGGCGTCACGAGGTACTTCTCGAGATCCTCGTACTCGTCGTAGGTGACCCACCCACGCTCGAGGTACTTCGTGCCGAGGAATATGATGCGGTCGTGAGCCAGTCCGAGCAGCAGCTGTACAGCGGCGCCCTTCTGACTGTCACGACGGGTCACGTACGCCCAGAAGCCTGAGGACGCACCCACAGAGGTGATGGCCGTGGCGATGATGGCGACTACCCATGGTGCGTCCATAGACTGTGATCCGTTCCTGGTAGGTGGGTCATGCGAGCTTCCAAACGCCCGCGACCTTGACATATGGCGTCGCCATCTTCCACACCCCAGAAACCTTGACGTATGGGATGGCGTTTTTCCAGACTCCTGCGTTTCTCACGTAGCCCGCGGGGAGCGTGGTGAAGGCCTTCATGGCCGTCCAGCCAGACCAAATACCCGCGCTGTTGTGTGCGCGAGCGGTGTAGTAGTACGTGGTCGACGGGAGAAGGTTGTTAGCCGTGAACGTACCGCCAGAAGCGGACGCTACGACATTTCCTCCCTGTCCTGGCCAGGCGTTGTTCGTCATGACGTACGCCTCGTACGCATCGATGGTCGCGCCACCGGCGTATGTGGACGCGGTAACGACGATACGAGCGCTTGTCGGGGTGATGCTGTCGGCACTGGTTCCAGGTGCGCTGGGAGCCTCGTATCGCGCAGGAACCGTGTAGCTCTCAGATGCCGAGAGAGTCGCGCCCCAGTACTCCACCGAGGACCAGCTTGCACTGACCGAGATGTTGTAGTTGGCGCCGACCGAGCGCTGGACTGCGATGTCCTGAGACCACACAGCGGCGTTGTTGTACACGCCGCCCAGGCCGAGAGTTCCACTACGAGAGTAGTTGCCTCCGACACTCAGGTTGTTGGTGGTGTCCGTGACGTTGCGAGAGGTGAGGTAAATAACCGCTCGAACGACCTGCGTGACACCATCGTCTGAGACCAGCTGGAAGACCAGGTCGTAATATGAGGTTCCGCTGTTCGCGGTATTAGACCTAGCCATCAGACGATCTTCATGTAAATATCGCCGTCCGCGCCGTTGGCGTTGTTCGGAGCGGCTGTTCCGGACGTGATGCCGAGGTTCGTCCTCGCACCGGCCTTCGTCGTAGCACCGGTACCACCATCGGCGATGGCCCAGATCGCCTTGACGGTTGCCTTGACCTGCGCGATGTAGTCACGAGTTCGGTTGATCTCTCGAGCGCCGTAGCGAACCTTGGCGTCCTCGCTGCCCGTGTTGGGGACGAGCGAATAGCCTGCCGCGGTGGCGTCATCTCCTACAGCCATGTCATCCTCCTCTCGTGAAATATCAGGCGTCGGCCCAGTAACCGTCAGCGTCATCCCAGTACTCGCCGGCATCCCAGGCGTACCAAGAGCCAGCCGTGATCAGGAGACGCGATTCCAGGGTGGGATATGAACGCGTTCCGGTAGCGTCCACAGCGAAGATCTGCTCGGTGACGAGCATGTTGGTGGACAGACCGTCCGAGTTGCGGGTCTCGACAAGGTCCCCCAGGTCGTAGTGCACTCCGTAAATATAGGAGCCGAACTGAGGGATCTCGCCGTCGAAGGCGATGACTACGCCGTTCTTAGCCAACTCCTCCTGTCCGCGCTGCTCGAGAGCCGCCATAAGGGCCGGCCCATCAGCGAGCTCGATGTCGTGAGCATCCACGATCAGCACGCGCCGGTTGAAGCCTGCGGTGTTGGCATCGAACCCCGGGAGGTAGACGATCTTGGACCCGTTCAGACCGAAGACGTACGCCACGTTCTTGTACAACGCGGTGGACGTCAGCTCGGTTGTGTCTGACAGGTTGTCGAGCTCCGCGCTGAAGATCACAGCGTCGTTGGTCGTCTGCAGAGTCGTGCGGTCGTCCCCGGTGTAGATGTCGAAATATAGCTGCGACGTTGCACCGTTCGGAAGCTCCTTGCGAAGGAGCCGGAACCCGAGGTCGTAAATATCCGCGACGTTCTGGATGAAGTCGTACACGGTTCCCGTGTTGTACGTCATCGTGACGACCTCCGAAGGCTCAGGAATCGAGCCTGCCGGAAGCATCGAACCGGGCTGCAGGAACGGGATGACGTCACCAGGGATGACGGTGTTGTTCCTGCAGATCGTGTCGAACATGGCACGCGCGATGTTGCCTGGCGTACCCGTGGTGTTCGAGGCCCCTGGAGTGTCGCCCGCCGCGATGCTGTCCCTGCGGTTCGAGCGATCCATCAGAAGCTTCTCGATCGAACGCCCCTTGATCGAGAGGATGTTCGTCCCGTTCGAGTTGACCTTGTTCTCGATCGTCTCGACCTCCATAACACGCTTGGAGGCATTGATCGCGAGACGAGTACCCGCAGGAAATAGCGCGCGAGTACCACGATCGGACTTGACCTGGAGCTCGAAGTCGCCAACGGCCTTGAATCGCTCGGTCCAAATAAGCGACTCGTAGGTGTCGACAACCTGTGAGCGGCGGAGGGTGTCGTCAAGAATGAACAGATCCATCAGAGCCCTCCGTACTTAGTCAGATATTCGATCGTGAAGGGGATTGCAGCTCCCGACGCCTGCACTCGGAAGTAGTTGTCCCCGGGGAAGAGGTTGATCCAGGCAGCCACAGGCGAGATCGCCCACAGGATCGACGTGGTCACACCACCCCTGGTGAGGGACGCGTACTTGTTACCAGCAACAGAGCTGATCTTCACCACGTCGCCCGCCACCAGGCCCCCGACGAACTCCATGGAAGGAGTCTCGCCAGAGGGCAGACGGTTGTAAATCACGAACTCGGCCAACGTACGGTTCACGTTGAGCGTGAGCAGGAACCCTGTCTCGATCGTTCCTGGATATTCGATCAACTGCTCGGTGGTGGTAGCCACAGTGTTGCCAGCTACCACCACCGAGGTCGGCACCACGAAGTCGGGCTTGAAGCACAGGAGTGAGATTGCCACTTCGGGTTCCTTGGCGAAGAGCGGCGTCTCGAGAGACTCCACACGGCCCTGGATCTGAACGAAGAGCACGTCGTCCATGTAGAACTTCAGCAAGACGTCCGCCTTCGGCATGAGGTACCCGTACAGGGCGCGCCTCAGCTGCTGGACAGACGTGAATGCGAAGTCAGGTGTCAAGCCCAACTTGATGGTGATGTTCCGGTTCTCCCTCCGGCTGGACTGGTACTCAGACCCGTCCAGGGTGCCGAAGGGAGACGAAACGATCGTTGCCTTGACGGGGTCCAGACCCTCGATCTCCTTGACCAAGAAGCCTGCGCCCACGTCCTGCAACGGAAGAGCCAGCGTCGTGCCTGAAGCCGTTAGAACTTCGACCTTGGTAAGCACTACGGGAGCACCCCCTTCACAGTAGAGACCAGGTTCTTGGTCTGTCGGTAGATCTCAGATGCGGTCAGCGCCTGAGGCGAGTTGTTGATCTGCGTGACCTCCACCAGCGGACCCGTGGGCGCCGTGACGGTGGAAATATCGGTTGCAGACTCCTGCGCGAGACGCTGGTCCACCGCGATGGACGACGCCTGCGCGTAAGACTCGGACGGAACGATCGCGGTCGGCGTGAGCAGACCATCGATCAGTGTCGAGCCCTTCTGAATATCGGTCAGGTCCAGCACTGGACGGATCGTGGGCTGAAGCTGCATGTCGTTGGCGACGATATCGCCGACATTGACAATGGACTTCTTGAGCGCGTCCAGGGTGTCGCTACCCATGTTCTCAGCAGCGACAACCGCCATATCTGCCGTCTTCTCGATCCCGATTGCGAACCCTTCGGACGACCAGGCACCCAGCTTTGCGAACTCCTTGGAAGGAGACGCGATGCCGAGGAACTTCTTGGCGGCGTTGAGGGCGCTGGACGCAACCTCTCGAGCCTTGCTAGCGATCGCTCCGATACCGCCCGTCAGACCGCTCGTCATACCACTGATGATTGCACTGGCCAAGTTGCGACCAGCGGCGTTCATCTCTTCGGAGCGCGTACGAATGGTGTTGGAGAGGCTGTTCACGAACTTGATGATCGTGTCGGCACCCGCCTCAGCGATGCGTCCCGCCTGAGCCCCAATGCCCGTGATGAAGGCGATGATGAGGTTCCCTGCCGCCGTGGTGATCTGCGGCATATTCTTGGCGACACCGTTGAGGAAGTTCACAATGATCTGCGAACCCTTGTCGATGAACTTGGGCAGGTTCTTGTTGATCGCGTCGAGGAGCAACGTGATCATGTTGACGATGGTGTTCACCACGATGGGGGCTGTGGTGTCGATCGCTGTGGCGATGGAAGTGATCAGCGTTACTGCGGCTGCGACAAAGGTCGGACCGGACTCGCTGAGAACCTTCGCAAACTCCACGATGCCCTCACCCAGAGCACGAATAGCCTTCGGGATGAGGGCGATGATCGTGTCGACCATCATGCCAAGAACCACTGCGGCCGCAGCACCAGCACCCGCCAGGATCGCGAGACCCGTAGCGAACGCCAATATGCCAGCGCCAGCAGCAAGAAGCCCTACGCCCATGACAGCGACGATGACGGCGAACGCTGCTAGCGGGATCAACGCTGGAATAAGAAGCATCCCACCGATTGCGACAGCGGCAAAGGCCCCAGCCAAGACGGCCAACCCCTTACCTATCGCCTCCCAAGACATCCCGCCCAGCAGGACGAGAACCGGCGCCAACACAGCCAGCGCGGCAGCGACAACGAGCATCGCTACAGCACCAGGAAGAGCCACGATCATCGCCGTGAGACCCAGTGCCAAGATCGCCAGCGAGCCAACAAGCAGCACGACAGCCTTAGCAATGGCCTCCCAAGACATCTTGCCCATGATCTCGAGCGCGTACGCCATGATGAGGATCGCAGGCGCGGCGACCAGAAGGGCTGCAGCTCCGATGAGACCGCCCGACATGAGGTACATCGCACCCGCCAGGATGGCCAGAGACCCCGCCATAGCGACGAGACCCTTCACAATATCCATCCAGTCCATGTCGCCGAACAGCTTCATGACCCCCGCGATAGCACCGAGTGCCACCGACATGATGAGCATGGACGCTGCGCCTGCAAGCAGACCTGCAGAGTTCGTCGAGAGCAAATATGTCGCTCCGACCAGCAAGCCCAGCATGAGGACGACCGCACCGATACCCTTGCCCAGCTCCTCCCAGTCCATGGACGAGAAGAGCTTGACCACGCCAGCCAAGATCGCAATAGCCGCAGCCATCACAACCATCGCAGCCGCACCCGCCATGGCGCCCTTAGTGTTGCCCTGAAGGAGCTTGGAAGCCCCAACGAGAGCGCCGACCAGGACGATGACGCCGGTAAGACCCTTAGCCAGCTCATTCCAGTCAAGTCTCGACAGGATGGCCACGGAAGCGACGAGAATGAGAATCGCCGCGCCGAGAAGCCCGAACGAGACCGCGAGAACGCCCATCTTGGCAGCGCTACCCGTGGTACCGATCTTGTCGAATACGGCCAGAGCCGCACCCAGCTGGACGAACATGATCGTGAGCGCACCCAGGGCGGAATATAGCTTGCCCGAGTCGATCATGGAGAGCGCGACGACCGAGACCACGAGGATAGCCACAGCACCAGCAATCTTGAGGATCGCTTCGGCCTTGACCTTGGTCTGCATGGTCTTGAGCGTGTTCGTAAGCTCACCGAACGTGCCCTTGATGGTCTCGAAGATCCCTCCGCCAGCGTCGATGTTGAAGTCGATGCCGCCGCTGAGGAACTTCTTGACGATGAGCACCAGACCAGCGAGCAGCCCGGTGTTGACGAGGTTCAGGAACTTGTCGAAGTTCTGGTTGGCCAGCGCGTCGCCGACCTTCTCGCCCAGACCGCTGAGGAAGTCCCCAATGGCCGAGAACATGGGCTTGACCCAGTTCCAGAAATCCTTGAGCCAACCGCCCACCTTCCCGAGGGTGTCCATGAACGTGCTGAGAGCACTCTGGATATTCTCGAAACGGCTACCGAGGTTCTTCACGGCATCGCCAGCACCCGAGGCATCGATCCCACGGAGCTTGTCGATCATGTCGCCGATCCAGCCGGTGACCTCCTTGAAGATATCGATGACCGACTTGATGCGGGTCTTGATGTCCTGGAAGAAGTCCGTGAAACCCTTGCCGCTCTTGATGGCGTCGTTGACCTTGACCAGCCAGTCGCCGATCTTGGCCGTGAAGCCGAGGACGCCGTCACCCGCACCACCGAACTGCCCGGTGAGATCGGTGAACACGCCAACGACCTGCTTGACGACCTCCCAGACGATGCTGAATATGGCGAAGACGCCACTGAAGGTGCGCTTGATCAGGTCTGCCTGCGTGCTGTTGATCATCAGACCGGCGGTGAACTTCTTGAACGCGTCGGTCAGCTTGAGAAGGGTCTCCCCAGTAGCGGGCGGAAATATGGTCCGGAAGGCGTCACCAATAGGCTTCAGGATGGCCTTGAGAGCCTCCCAGGCGTTCTTGATGCCCTGAATGAGGGATTCCTTACCCCCGAGCTCGACCCAGTCCTTGATAAGGGCGTTTCGAGCGTTCGACGAAGCGTCCAGGAGCCCCTGAATAACGCCTGTCAGCCCGGTGAAGAGCTTGGTGGACTCGTCCACGTTGCCCAGCAGGAGCTCGAACGACTCGGTCCAACCGGTTCCGACAGAAGCCTTGAGGGTCTCCATCATCATCGGAAGGGACTTGACGTCCTGGGCTGCGCCCTGAGCCTTCTTACCCAGCTCGGTGGTGGCGTCGCCGTAGTTGCCGAGAACGCTGAGCAGAACGTCGGAAGATGCCCAACCCTCAGCAAGCGCCTCGTTGAAGAGGCTTGCCTGGGTGTAGGCCTTGCCCGATGCATCGCCCGCGAGCGTATATGCGTCAGGACCGGACTGCTTCAGCTTCCCTGCGGCCACAGCCGCGTCGACCATGTTCTGCTTCCACTCCTTGGTCGCGACGTTCGCCAGGTTCAGCGACTTGTAGTCGGTCGTGGTGAGGAAGCCGCCCGCGATGGACTGCGAGAGGTTGTACATGGCGATCGACGCAGCATCGGCACCCTGGCCCGCAAGCGCGACCATGTTGGCGATACCCTTGATGGCGGGGACCGACTGGTCCATCCCGACACCAGCGTTGGTGAACTTGGCGAACGCGCCAGTCATGTCCTTCAGGTTGTACACCGTCTTGTCGGCATACGTGTCGAGCTCCGTGAAGTAGCCGTTGACGGTCTCGATCGAGGCGCCGGTGGCGTTCATGATGGTCTTGACCGAGGTGAGCTTCTCGTTGTAGTCGGAGAATCCCTCGGAGATGGGCGCGATCGTGAGGGACTTGACGAGCTGCGCTCCGGCGTCGATCGCCTTGGAGGTGATGCCGGCGATTGCCGTGATCGCAACGACGGACATGGCGCTGAACTTGCTGGCGATGTGGTCGACACCGTCTGCCATGCCCTTGAGGGAGAACTTGCCGACGGCGTCGGAGACCTGAGAGAGGCCCTTCGTGGCGCCTTCCATCTTCAGGCTCTGGTTCAGATCGGCGAGTGACCCCATGGTGTCCTTGACGCCTGCCTGGAACTGCTTGTTGTCGAACTTCATCGCGACTACGCGGTTGTCAACGCTGCTCATGCCGAGGTCACCTCCTTCCAAACGTCGTTTGCGATCTGGTCAAATATGGGCCTGATCGCGGGGTTGATGTAATCGCGCCCTGCAACGTAGCCGCCAGTGCCGGTACCGTGACCGTACTGAAGAATGACAGCGATGTTGACACCGCTGACCGAGTGCGTATTACTCCACGTGATGGAATAACCCGTGCCGGTTTTTTCGACCTCGTAAGTCCAGAGCTCTGCGGTCAGGCCCGATTCGACCGGGGTAGCTGACCGCAGAGCCGCGACGCCTCGACGCCCATACTGATCTAGGGAGCCGAGAATATCGCTGTTGGACATGGCCTTGAGGAACTTCTCGGTGTTGGAGAAGGAGCCACTGCTGCTAAACGAAATAACCACAATGACTCCTTTCCATCAGCCCTCGGACGGCGGGGGAACCGGGATGAACTCAACGTCCGAGACGTTGAAGGTGATGTCGCCGACCTTGCTCCACGCCATTGGATCGTCGTCGTCCCAGACAACCCCCTGAGCAGAGAGCTCTCCGGTTTCGGTGTCGTAAAGCCATTGGATGCCTACGGTGCGCTTAGCCATTATCCCTCCGTCATGTAGTGACCACCATCGAACGAGAACCAGGCGGTTGAGCCCGTGTTAGCCACAACTGCATGATCTGCTGCGCCGGAGTTGATCGTGAAGCGAGACATAACGTTGTTTGAGGACGTCAACCACATGAGATTTGACACCGGTCGGTCGTTTGCCGCCATTGGCACGGTAACGGCCACAGGAAGCCCCGCACCTCCCTTGACGAGGCCACGCATGTGTGAGATGCCGTCAGGCGCAGTCCAAATACCCTGGGTGGGGTATGCCGCACCGTAGGTGCTCCATGAGTTGGCCATGAGCATCGTTCGCCAGTAACTGTCCGGAATTTCTGCCACCGGAAAGATGTACGACTGGCAAAGCGACACCCAAGTCACGGTGCCCGTAGGGTTACTCACCTTGTAGACGTAGGACATCTGACTTGTCGACGGCGATGCGGGCACGGTGGCAACCCAGTGTACGGAGACTCCGCCGTTGGCGACACTAGACGGTGCAGCTGCGTGAGCCTGCAAAGCAGGAGCCAAGCCGGCAGGCAGCTTGAAAATCTCACTGTCCGCCGAAGGAATCGACGTGCCCGACGCTAGTCCTCGAAGCCAGACCCGACCGAAGGAGTCCTTCCACCAACTCGGTGCAGGATATCCGGCGTAGGCAGTCCAGTTCGGGGACAACGTGATCGGCGTCCATGCACTGTCCGGAGCAACGTCTGCTGCGGGGAACATGATCGCGCCGATGTCGAGGAAGCTTGCGCTGCCGGAAGGGTTCGAAATCATGGTGACTTCGCCCGTCTTGAGCACGCGCATCGTGATGCCCGACGTGTTGTTCGACGAGACCCCCGCGAAAATGAGGTTCCCTGCAGGGCGCATACCCTCGGGCAGCGTCGTGATCAGGTCACCGTTGACGAGGTTCGTGCCTCTGGTACCAAGACCTCGAACGATGATGATGCCCTCTGAGGTACGAAGCGCCTGAGGAGATGACCATCCGGGACCCGCGGTGTAGTTCGTGATGCTCGAGCCCCAGGTCAGCTGCTTCCATCCGCTTGAAACGCGACCCACACCGTTGTCGCTGTACCACTGGACCCCGTCGATGGTGAACACCTCGAAAGGGGCCTGTGGCGAAGCCGCTCCAGAGCCGGATATCATGACCGACATGGCCGTTCGAGCCCTCTGGCTGAGGTTGCCACGAAGCAGATATTCACCGATCTTGTCTCGGTCGGTGTTGCCTCGAGCGCCCAAGCGAGGACCCTGGAACTGCCAAGGGCTCCAAGTCGTACCGTTCGACGAACGACGACGCTTGTAGGTCACGCTGAAATCGCCGCCAGGGAAGTAACCTGCCGACGTGATCGGGACATAGAGCTCCACGGTCTGATAGACCCACGGGCCGGCAACCTGCACCTCGAGAAGACCCTTGGTGGCGTCTCGATACGAGCCAGCGGTGTTGTTGGCGTCCGCCTTGTCGGCTCGCGGAATCGCTTCCACAGGCCAGTTGAAGATCGTGTTCATTGTCGCCTGCGTGTTTGACATGTACAGGCCCGGAGTGACGAGCGTGTCGACGTCGGTGTTCGCAACCATGTCGACTACGGGTAGGCTCTTGACGTTGGCCTTGAGCAGCCACGGAGAAGCCGGCGTACCCAGACCCGTCAGGTCCAAATCCACCGTAGCGGTGTCGCCGACCGTAAGAAGCGCGGTGGCGTCCTTGCCCACGACCAACCCTGCGTCCTGGGTCGCACCGTCGTGCGTGGTGAGAATCAGGTGGCCCGTTGCGGGGTCTACAGAACCCTCGACGACGGAGGCCGCCTCGATCTCGAGCATCCTTGCCTTGGTAAGGCCCTCGATGGTGGCCATGTCGTCTCCTTCCTAGTAGCTGCTGGCTTTGTACGTGTCCGAGCTGACCATCACTACGGACGGCGAAGACAGAACGAACTCGGTGGGCGAGGTGAGGTACACCATGTCGTCTGGACCGATGGCGGTGAAGGTGCCGTCCCCATGGTCGATGATCTTGAACACCTCGTACGGCTCGAAAATATCGAGAATCTCTGACGCCGACGGAATCCGAGGATCGATCAGGTCATCGCCGTACAGGATGTGCTCGATCTCCGCAAGAATCTCGGGGTTGACCGTGGTTGAGTCCATAAATATGTGTGCACTGGCCCGTGGCGGGTACTTCGACAGCGGAGAGTTGTAGAACGGAACCGGAGTCGTCGAAATATCCCAAGAGAGCGCCATAACGCTGTTCGAGGGGTCAATCGAGGAGTAGTTCCGGGCAGTAGGCTTGGCCAACGCGTTGTACACGAGGTGTAGCCGGTACCCGTCTGTCGAAATATCGGTCCCGAGCATGGTTCGGTAGCTGAAGTGGAAGGTCTGCCGCTCCTGACCCCCTACGATCTCGTCAAACCCGTCGAAGGGTTCGAACTCGACAGGATATGTGATCGCCTCGATCGTGGCTGCAAAACTGCTCAGCGCCAATCGGTTCGAGAGCACCTCTCCGTCGAAATATGTGATCGTCTCGTTCAGATCGTCGGCAGTTTCGCTAACCTCGACGAGGCCACTCCACCCCACTCCGAAGTCGAACGAAGGATATAGAACCCCTCGGTCGACGCCGGCCTCAAACTTTCGCTCACCGACGGCGTCCCACATCACTCTGGCCATGAGGACCCCTATGCGAACATCTCGATGAGGTCTGCTTGCGCAGGCAACACCGCGTCGGTGAATTCCGTTCCGTACAGCAAATCCTCGAGCTCGACCAGCAGCTCGGGAGGCGTGCTGCGAGAGTCCACGACCATGTGGGAGGTCGGGCGATAGCCGTCGATCCTCGGAGGAGCCGTGGTGATGGCCCAGCTAAGACCGATCGGCTCTGGCGTGTCGTTCAGCGACCTGTTGTTGCGTGTGGCCGGCTTTGCGAGGGCGCCATAGACCAGGTGAAGCTTGTAGCCGTGGTCCAGACCGTCGACGTCGTTCCCGATGGCGGTGCGGTAGCACAGATCGAACTCCTGGCGTCGCTGCTGGGTGATGAACAACCCGTTGGCGACGCTTGCAGTCCCATCGCACACACCGAATGCCGCAGGGCTCGAGAACGCGTCGATCGTCGCCTCGAACTCCTCTGCGGCAGCGAGGTTGATGTACTTGTACCCGTCGAGGTAGTACGGCTGCGGCTCACCGCCAGAAGGACTCTCTCTGACAGCGGTCAGTCCGTTCCAGGGCACGCCAGCATTGTCACCGACGTAGAGAACTCCGCGATCGGCACCTGCCTCGTAGAAGCGCTGGCCGGCATCGCCCCATGTAACTCGCGTCATGTCGTCCTCCTTTCGTGTTAGCCGGTAGTGTTAAGGGCTGCCTTGCGCTCCTCGTTGAGACGGCGGTTCCGGGCAAGAATCTCCCGAGACGACATCTTCTTCGGGGGAGACATCTGCTCGCCGCGAACTCGAACAAGGGTCAGAAGGCGGCTGAGGTGCCACTTGTCGCACTCGATCGGGATGCCGAACTGGACCATCCACGAGTACAGCACCTCAGCGGTGAGCACCTCTCGGTTCGACTTCTTGCTCGGGTCGTCGTAGAACCACGTAGCAGTCATCTTGGCGTTGAGGTAGCGGTTGATCTGCTGAAGAACGTCGTCCGGAAGCCTGTGGAAAACCTCCGGAGGAACATTTGGGGTCACACACATCAGCTCGATGTAGGACAGCGTCTCTTCGTTGGTCTTAGCCGTCATGCTCAAGAACGGCTTCTCCCAAAGTGACTCCCATTTTGAAAGGGAGACCAGAGAGTGCTCAAGCTCCAAGGTAACTTCCGGGGAACTTACGAACCTCTCGGCAGCTTCGTCGTATGACTCGACTCCTGGAACGATTACAGTGAGCACTCTCTGGCCTCCTCTCTGTTTTGGACCGGTCAAGCAGCCAGGATCAGCTGTAGTTGAAGGTCCAGCTGGTGTCGGACTCCGGCGTGAAGGTGTACCCGGAAGCCGGGCTGGCCTTGACGACGGTGTCCTTCGTGATGGCCGGCTGGACGCCGGTCTTGATGGCGTTGCCGATCTTGTAGACCACGCCGGTCACCGTGGGGATGGTGATGACGTTGGCCGCGAAGCCCGGCGTGACGGTCTCGGCCACGGTGATGCTGCTGTCGAACAGCGTGAACACCTCGGAGGGCAGGGGGAGACGCGGGTCGGCGCCCTCCGTGCCGTAGAGGATCGCCTCGAGCGCCGCCAGGGCGTCCGCGTCGACCTCGGTGGAGTCGATCGTCAGCGTGGCGGAGGGCTTGTAGCCCGGGACGGCGACCGGAGTCGTCGTGACCGCGTAGCTGAACGTGACCGCCTCGGGGGAGTCGTTGACGGTGCTGCGGGCCTTCTCCGACGGGGCCGCGAGGGCGCCGTAGACGAGGTGCAGCTTGTACCCGTGGTCCGTGCCCTCGGTGTCGTTGCCGACGAGGGTGCGGTACGAGAAGCCGAACGACTTGCGGTTCTGCTGTCCGATCGTGACGCCCGGCGTCGGCGAGGCCGAACCGTCGCACTGCTCGAACTCGGTCGGGTACGTGAAGCACTCGATCGTCGCGCCGAAGTCCTCGGCCGACATGAGGTTCAGGTACTTGATGTTGTCCGCGTACTGCGGCTGGGCCTCGGCACCCGACGGCGACTCGGTGACGGTGGTGAGACCGTTCCAGGCCACGCCGAGGTCGTAGACCCCATCGGTGGGGATGTAGAGGACGCCGTGGTCCACGCCGGTCTCGAACCGACGCTCGCCAACACCGTCCCAGGTGAGCTGAGTCATTGTGGTGCCTTTCAGAAGTAGAGGCTGTAGATGTCGTGGTGCAGGCCCTCTGTCTCGAAATATCGCACAAAGGTGCACAGAGGCAGAGCTGCGATCTTGTCGACCAACTCGCTGTCAGCGATCGGGTCAATGATCGTCACCTGATAACGCTTCTTAGTTGCGTAAGGAGCGTTGTCTGCGAACTGGTTCACCCGGCCATCGCGTGTGTAGACGATGGCAGGGTAAGCCATCCTTTCGGCGCCCGGTGACTGGAAATATACACGCCGGTGTCCCGCGAGAAACTCCAGAAGGTTCTGGAGATCAACCCGTTGGGCCATTGTATACACCTCCCAGCCTCAAGATAAGCCGGGGGTGCTCTACGGTGACATTGCTGACCACCCAGAGCACCCCCGACCACTTGATGTACCGCATAGCCCAAAAGTGTTCGCGAGCATAGGCATCCGCGACGATGGATATGGAGTTCCCGACCGACAAGTCCATGTTGACCTTGTCAGCCTCTTCCAGCTTTCGTGAGTTACGGATAACCTCACCCTTGTGCTTTCGCACGACGATGGGGTTTGTCCAAACACCCGGAGCTGTCTCCACCGGATCGCCCGCGTAGCCAATATCCCCGTAAAACTTGGGCATGTCAGTGGCTACCGATCAGGGCCTCACGCGCGCGTGAAGGACCAGTCCTCGTCGGTGCCGTGCGGGAACACGTAGCCCGCCGCCGGCGAGGCGACGATCTCGATGGTCGCGCCCGACGCGATGGCAGCCTGCGGGCCGGCGGTGAGCGTGGTGCCCGCGCCGTCCTTGTAGACCACACCGGTCTTGGTCGGGATGGTGGTGACGCCCGTGGCCACGACGAAGGTCGGAGCCGTCGGGGTGACCTTGGTCTGCGCCGTGGCCGGGCCGCGGACGATGACCTGAGCGGTCTTGTGCGAGATCAGGGCGCCCGACAGGCGACCCTCGATCAGGTACTTGTACTGGTTGTAGTCGATGTCGAAGTCGTCGAACGTGGTGATCTGGCCACCCTTGTCCGTACCGATCGCGTAGTCCGACATGTTGACGAAGATGACGAGCAGGTCGCCGTCGTCCGTCTTGACGCCCTCGAGGATCGGGACGAGGACGATGGAGCTGGCCTCGAGCGCCGCCGCGACGTCCGCACGGTTGTTGTACAGACGACGCTGCTGACCGTCCTTGATGAGGAGGAAGTCGTTGTAGGTCGCCCGGGTCATGAAGGCCGTGGGGTCACCAGCACCGAGGTACTTGTCACGACCACGGATGATCAGGTCGACCGTGTCCGCGGCAGTCGTGGCGTTGGGGATGACGACGACGTCCGTGTAGAACTGGTCGTCGAACGCGATCGGACGGATCTTGGTCTCGTCGATCTTGTCCTCGTCGTCCACCTCACGGCCGTCGCCCACGAGGATCGCACGGGCGATCTCCTCGTTGAGCATGAACCGCATCTCCTGCCAGATCCAGGCGACGATGTCGAAGTCCGTGATGTCGATGATGTCGTCACGGTCGAGCTTCTGCTTCTTGTAGATCGTCTTGGGCGTGGTCTCACGCTGGGCGATCGCGAAGAACTGCTCCTTCTTCAGGTTGCCCTTGATGTAGCCCTTGGCACGGGCCTCCTCGTGCGTCAGGTCCGCGGTGCGGGTCTTGATGCGCGAGTACGGGAGGTGGCGGGCGCCGTTGAGCACCGGGCCGACCCACTCCATCCGGCGGGTGATCCACTCGGGCGTGTTCTGGACCAGCGTGGCGTCCGGGAACAGCATCTCGATGTTGGTGATGCCGTACTCGTCCGCGTGGGCGAGGAACGCCTCCTTGAAGGAGCCGGACTTCTTCGCGTCGCCGACGATCGTCATCAGCTGGGCGTGGGACAGGTGGGTGCCGCCGCCGGCGCGGTTCTCGTCGGTGCGGTCGAAGACGTTGGTCACGATGGTGCCCTTCTGGTTGCTGTGCTCGATGTTGTCGTCGTCGCCGGTGGCGTCGTCGTCGTTCTGGTCGTCGCCCGAGGCGTCGCCGGTGATGTCGTCGCTGTCGTCGCTGTGCTGGACGCTCTCGAGCGCCTCGCCAACGAGGAACGCAACCACGTTCTTCTGCTTGTCGTTCATGGAGTCGTAGACGTCCTGAACGGTCTCGTCGTTGCTGTCGTCCTCGGCGTGCGAGAGCGAGAGCGGCTGTCCCGTGTAGATGATGGCCTCCTCGATGGGCTGGTCGTCGCTCTCGCCGTGCTCGAGGTTGACGTTGTCGATGAACGCGCCGATGTTGGCACCGGCCAGCACGAGGCTGACTTCCCGGATGTTGCCGTGCATCACGTTCTTGTTCTTCTCGACCAGGTTGTTGGCCCGGATCGAGAGGTTGGTGATGTCCCCGTGCTCGACGAGGGCGCGCGCGTTCTGTCCCGCCGGGGTCTCGTTGAACCACGCCTGGGTGTAGACACCCTGCTCGCGGTGCTCGAGGATGGCGTAGCCGAGAACGTTCTCCGGAGAGTCGTCCTGGTGCTGCCACATCAGCGGAACTCGCACCTTGTCCTGGTGCTTGAACGCATCCTTCATGATCGTGCGACCGTCAGCGCACTTGACGCCCGCGACGGTGGCCCAACCACTGAAATTGGGTACCATTTTGAAGTTCCTTTCTGCTTTACTAGTTCGCGGCTTGCTTCGGAGGGGGTTCGATCTGCTTCAGGTCCACTGGACCGATGTCGATAGCCTTGCGAGGCTGCTTCATCGACTCGACCTGCGGGTCTGGCTCCGGGATGTTCTTGTTGCGGAGCTCGTCAGCCTTCGCGTCCTTGGAAGGGGCGAATCCGATGATGCCACGAACCTCGTTGGACGAAAGGATCTCGTTACGAGTGAACTTGTCCACGATCTCGGCAAGATCTGCCGTAGCGACCAGGCTGAAGGGGTTACGGATGAACCCAACCGTCTGAAGCTGGGTGCGTGCCGTCTTGGTGAGGAACGTACGAGCAAAGGCCTCGACCACTGCGGTGAGGATCGGCTCGATAGTCCTGTTGTGGTAGTTGACCATGGTCTTCTCGTCGGCAGTGCCGTCGAAGACTGACTTCGTCAGACCCAACTGGGCGTAGACCATGTCGGTCAAGTACTCGATCTGGGCCATGAGGTTGTTCTCGGCCGGCCGGTTCAGCTGGGTGATCTTCTCGGTGCCGTCGATGTAGGCGATACCGGTCCGGGCCCCACTGAGCTGCTTTTCGATTGCCGCACGACGCTGTTCGGCCTGCTGCTCACGCGTCTCGGACTTGACCGCGTAAGGCAGCTGGATGATGATGTCGAGCTTCCCGGCGTTGGACGCCTCGTCGACTGCATCAAGGAGCGTGAGCTTCCGGATGAGCCGAGAAAGAGTCGAGTTCGGCTCGTTCATCACCTCGTACAGCGGGTTCTGAATGATTGCCGTCGACGCCTTGGGAACCGTGACCTCTTCACGCTTCGCAGTCTTCACGTTGTACAGGCTCACCCGCACGTGCTCCGGGTACCACTGCACAATCGTTCCGACACGCATCGTTTGGATGTCGTAGCTTCCGGACGTCTTCGGATTGATCGACACGTCGACCGGAACCACGGCGATGACGCCCTTGTCGAGCATCGTCAAGACGAGATCCTGCTTGAACGCCCGAGCGGCCTGGTCGATATTGGCCTCGACGGTCAAGCAGTTGTTCAGTCCGCTGTCGATGGTCTCGACGTACTGACCGTTCTCGTTCACACGAATATGCTTCATCGTGATCGCTGCCACATCGATAGCAATACGCGTGTAGATGGACGAGATGAACGTCTTCTCGCTCGAGAACGACATTCGCAGTCGATCGGGACGAGAACCGTAGTTCGCTACCGGAATATAGTCCATCCGGAGCTCATCGTCTCGTCCAAAGAAGACGTTCCAAGCGTGCTTGAGCCTTCCGCCAATGCTGACCACCATCGCTCACCTCCTTTCCTTAGTTGAGAGGGATATGCCTACAGGACGAGCGTCTTGTAGGATGTGAGCGCGGTCTTGTCCATGAGCTTCTGCAGGTTCTCCCAGTCAGCGGCCTTCGCCTGTCGACGATTGAGCGTGCTGGCAGCTCCGGTCTTCAGAAGGCCGGGAAGCACCGTCAGACCAAGCCCTACGGCAGCCACTGCGGCAACCTGACCCGTCTGCCGCCGGAACTCCTTGCTACGGGCCTTGCCGATGGTCCGGCCACCCTGGACGTGGGCCTCGATGCGCTTGGCTCCGCGAGATCCGTACTGGTTGACGTCTCGGGCGTAGTCCTTGCCGTTGTAGTCACGGGTGTTGTTGTGGCGCGTGCCCCACCGCATGCCCTTGACCCCGTAGTGGGCGAGACCCTCTTCGACTTCACGCATGGATGTCATGCTTTCACCTTCTTGTATCGCTCGGTGGGCTGGTCGTTGAGGACGTAGGTGCCGGCCTTCTCGTCCTTGGTCGCGTAGATGTCCGTCATCCGGATGTCGAACGCGCCCCCGCGAGAGAGATATGTCGTGAACTCTTTCCCGCTCATGATCGTGGGGTACTGGTCGTAGGGCATGTGCGTCTTGATCAGCACGCCATCGCCCTTCTTCAGCGCCGCCCCGAGCACCTTGTCGGCTCGATCCTGGTTGAACTTCTCACGACCGGCCTTGTTCACCGCGCGAAGCTCTTTGCGAGAACGCTTCTTGGGCGCAGCGCCGCCAGAGTCATCAGGCTTCCGGTGCCCCCAGCGCATCCCCTTCACGCCGTAGTGCGCGAGGAAATTATCGACTTCGCTCATTCGAACGCCTCCTTGTTGAGCTTGTAGGCGACATAGGCGTCCATGAGCGCGGACACGTTGTCGATTTTCGCGTCTGCACGCTTCTTCATGAGCTTGCGGTTTCCGTTGGTGTCTTCGAGCGTGATCGCATTACCCATGGCGAACGACATCAGCTCCTCGTCGAACAGAAGGTACCGCTCTGCAGCAAGCGCCTTCAACTCACCTAGAGGAACGGACTCAGTGCGCGCTCCCTGGATGACCTTCTCGATCGCGTACGGGCCATACTCGGTCTCCCACCTAGCCACGAACTCCTTGGCGTTGTAAGGGTCGAAACCGAGAGAACGGACGTCGTACTGCTGGCTCTGGATGTACAGATCGAGGTCGTCATACACCTCCATCATGTCTAGAACCGTGCATTCGAGAACGCAGAGGCTGCCTTCGTCGAGGAACTCCTGGTACTTCTGACGCATAGCGCCAGGAAGCTTCATGAGGGTCAGAGACGAGATGTAGCTTCGTGTCTTGACGCCGAAAGTTCCATTGCCGCGCGGGAAGAGGAATGTGAATGCACAGAAGTCGTCACCCATGGAAAGGTCCGCGCCGAGTGCGCACGGAAGCTTCCAGAAGGAGCGCCGCGGGTGAGGCAGCGTCTCTTCGTAGGTGAAGAAGTAGGTGAAGCCCTCCATCGGAATCCCAAACCGCTTGGCGAGGATGTCGTTCCGAGTAGCAGGCGCCTTCTCAGCGCGTTCGACGTCTTCCTGGTAAGTCTCGTAGGTGACGGTCTTCCCAAGGTTCGGGTTGGCCTTCAACCACATCGACGGATCGTTGACTTCCTGCACATCGTCCAGCTTGTAGTGCCAGATGGAGATGTGCGGAGCGATGTAGTCGCCACGAAGAATGCTGGCGAGTTCCATTTTGATTGTGTCGCCCGATCCGTTGCGGACCGTTCCCTCTGAAGAGATCGCGACGATCAGATAGTCCTGAAGCTTGGAGGCTCCCTGCTCGATCGCACCGACAACGTCCTCTCGAACGTCGCCAGACAGCCACTCATCGACTGTTGAGATCTTAGGCCGCAGACCCTGGAGCTTGTTGATGCTCATAGGCCGGACCTCGAGCAGCGAACCGGTAAGGAAGTTCTCGATCCCCTTCTTGGTGGACGCCAGCTTCTGACGATCGGCGCGATTGCCGGTCGTGTTCTGCATGGAGCCAGCCACGAGGAACTTGAACAGGGGGCCTCGGGCCCGGGTGATCGCAGTACGGAAAGGGGACATAACCTCGTCCGCCTGCTTCATGGTTGGGGCAGTCGTGATCTGGTGACTGGTTGCCGTGTCGACGTTGAGGAAGAACGCCTGGATGCATTCGGCGTACATCGACTTGGCTGCCCCGCGCGCGACGATCAGGTACTGCTTTACGACCAGTCGCTTCTTGATCTGCTTGCGGACGTAGTGGCCTGTCGAGCCGTCTTCCGACGGGACGTAGACGCTACGCTCCACAAAGTGGTACCAACCAAAGATCTGCTCGGCCCACACCTTGAACGAGTCAAGGAGATGAAGATCACTTCCATCCGTGAGAGTGAGTTCGGCCTCGCAGTACTTCACGAAGCCCTCGACGGCTAGATCGTCGTAGTAGAAGTTCGGATCAGCGATGAGATCATCGATGCGATTCATCTCCATTGCGATCTCTTTGTTGACTGGAATCTCTCCGCGAATTACCGCGTCACGAAACCGGCCGTAGTAGATCGGAGTCGCAGTGTTCGACAAACTCATCGCTGATCCTCCCTTCTTATGCTCGGTGCTTGGGGCCGGCGGCGGCAGCCGCGACCTTGACGGCTCGGTGAACACCGGAACCGTTCGGGATCGCAGCGTCGAACGCGCCTTCCATCTGCGCGTTGAGGAAAGCCTTGCCCGCCTTGAACATCGGACTGTTGAGCGCGGTGTACACAGAAGCTGCCGTGCCGACGAGACCGAGCGCCACCTTGACGGCGTTGTGTCCCTTGTCGAGCTTGGTCTTCTCCTGCGTCATTCGAGCGTAGTTCTGCTCGAGGTTGAGACGCTCGTTGACCTTCTTCAGCTCAGCGTTGGAGAGAGTGTGGACACCCTTCTCCTTGGCCCTCGCCTTGTTGCCGTGAGCCTCTTCGGCGTCAGCCGACTTGGGCCCATCACCCTTCTTGTGGGAGCTGGGCTTGCCCGTGCCCTTCTTGCGCTGCCCCCACCTCATGCCCTTGACGCCGAAGTGCGCTAGAACGGTGTCGAGGGGATCGGACTGGTCCATGTTGCCTCCTCTCGCTGCACGTTGAGGCGCCACTCGTGCTCCGCGATCTGCTCCTTCATGGCGGCGATCCCATAGGAGGTAGACGGCGGATCGAACACGAGCCGAACGCTGAGGTACATGAACGTCTTGACGGACTCGAGGAGCATCGTGGGTGGAAGGAACTCCATCCAGTCGTTCTCCTTGTCCTGGATCTTGTAGCCGATCGTGCTGGGCTTCTCGAGACCTGGACCGATGCCCAATTGCGTGAGCTTCGTGAAGACGCCGTTGATGTAGATGATGAGCTCGCGGTCGAACGACGGGTCGTCGGCCTCGATTCCGAGTGTTGCCTTCACCGAGTCGAGAATGCTGTCTGCCATGCTGTCACCTCCTTAGGGAATTGCTGCCATTTTGACGGATCAGTCGTCGGAGTCGAGAAGCGCGCTGATCGATTGGATGATGCCGTAGCCGACGACAAGGACTGCGAGCCAACAGGCCCCAATGACGCCGGCTACGACGAACACCTTCTTCATGTCAGAGACCGAGGAACGTGTTCTTGGTGTTGAGCTCGTGCTGCATCGCCTTGACGACGGTCGACACCGGACTGATGATGCCGTCCTGCGGCGTTCCGTAGTACCGCTGGAAGCCGACGTTGGTGTCGTGACCGTCGAGCCCGTCGATCTTGCCGCCGTAGAGGCCGAGGGCCTGGAGACGACGCTGCGCCCAGCGGATCAGGTCGGAACCGATCAGCGACTTGTTGAACTCAGCCGAGTAGATGTTCTCGTTGTACTGAGAACGCCACTGGTTCGAGATCACGCGGTCGTGGCCGGTACCGGAACGGTCCTGCTGACGACCAGTCGTGTCGCCACCCCACTTGCCGTCCTCGTCGATCTGAGGCCAGGCGGGGGCGGGGGGCGTGACCGGCTTGTCCACGGGGACGACCGGCGGCGGGGTCGGAGTACCCCCGAAGAGCCGCGGCGCGATGACATCGAAGATCTGGTCGATGCGAGCGTCGCCAGGGCACAGCTTCCCGCGCGCGAGAGAGTAGTGCATCCCGCCACCGAGCTGAGTGCGGCC